CAAAAACTTTATGAAGAAGGTTTAAAAAATAGTAAACCTTTTGCAGAAGCATACCAAAATACTGTTAAGGCTTTCTTTCCACACCTAAACGGTCAAAGTAAGTAATAATGTGGCCGTATAATAATTGTGAGTGGAATTTTATCACTCACGGTTTAAAGAAAAAAAAGAATAATAAAATTTTATTATTATCAGCAATACCAAGTATTCTTTTAATAGTTTCAATTTTATTTGTACTTTAATAAAATATATCTGGTATGTTTAAACGCATACCAGATATAAATACTTATATCGTTCATCCTGAAACGGACGGAAGTAGGCATTGCCGAAGGAACGCACCTAACTTTAACTAAAGGAGGGTGTATGACAGACAGATTCACCCATTTATTCAAAGCAAGAAACAAAGAACATTTAAAAGAAGAAAAATCTAAAGTGTTATTTGGCGCTAGAAAAGAAGTTGATATAAATGGAGAAGGCACATCTGGTTACGTTGTAAAACACGGTACGAATAAAGGTAAAGTGTTAGCACATAGAGTAGTCAAGTCCACAAATAATTGGTAAGGTATTGACAATTTAAATTAATTAGTATATAATTGTATTAATTAATTATTATAGGAGTATATTATTATGAAACAAGGCGACAAGATACCTTATGTAAATTTTAAAGTAAGATCGCTTGGTGAATTTATAGATACAAATACTGATACGTATTTTAAAGATAAAAAAGTAATTCTATTTGGCTTACCAGGCGCTTTTACGCCAACTTGTTCAAATCAACAATTACCAGGATTTGATAAACTTGCAGACGTATTTAAAGAACACGGCATTGACGACATTTATTGTATTTCAGTAAATGATTCGTTTGTTATGAATGCTTGGGCTGCTAATAAAAAAATACAAAATGTAAAATTTATTCCAGATGGTAATGGAGAATTTACAAAACAAGTAGATATGCTTGCTGATATGAGTATAGTTGGTTTTGGTATGAGGTCTTTACGATATGCAGCTATCATAAACAATGGTATTGTAGAAGTTTTATTTGAAGAACCAAAAAATGGCGCTGACCCTTATGGTGTGAGTTCACCAGAAAATGTATTAAAATATTTACAATCAATCAATCAAGGAAACAACATATGAAAACAGTAGTACAAAAAATAGGTCAATGGCATAGTAAAGTTTTTGGATACGTGTCGGAAAAAGCAAAGACATCTAAATGGTGGGCAATTGCTTTAACAGCATTAGTAGGCTATGAGATTATTGAACACGTTGTTTATCCAATTTTAGTACCTTACTTAATATATTTAAATTGGTTTAGTAAGTGATTGACAAAACTAATTTTATTTGATATAATAGAATCAATATTATGAAATACAACGAAGATAAAATCCTAAAAGAAATACAAGACTATATTAAATCTACTTATGGCCAACATTACTCATCAGGTAAAGATGGTTTTCAAGTACAAGATTTATTTAAAACTTTAGGTATTGGAAAAGATTTTTGCCAGGCTAATGCAATTAAATATTTGTGTAGGTATGGTAAGAAGAACGGACACAATCGTGCTGACTTGTTAAAGGCAGTACATTATGTTATATTATTATTAAATTATGATAAGGAGATGAAATGAAAATAAGTGATAATACAATTAGTATTTTGAGAAATTTCTCAGATATTAATGCTAATATATTGTTTACACCTGGTAAGACATTAAATACAATGTCAACTATGAAAAACATTATGGCAAAAGCAGATGTTGAAGAAACTTTTGAAACTGAATTTGGTGTGTATGATCTACCAGAATTTCTAAGAGCGTTGGATTCTTTTCAACAACCAGTTTTAAAATTTAACGGTTCTGCTAATCTAAAAATACAAGATGAAAAATCAACATTATCAGCTAGATATGCGTTTGCTGATAAATCTACATTAAGATATCCATCTAAACAAATATCAATGCCAGATAAGACAGTTACATTTACACTAAACAATAGTGATTATGAATCTGTTAAAAAATTATATACAAATTTAAGTCTGCCTGATATTGCATTTAAAGGTGAAAAAGGCAAAATTAAATTACTTGCTTTAGATAAAAAGAATAGTAACTCAAATGAATCATCGGTTACAATAGGTGAAACAGATTTAGAGTTTACTGCATATGTTAAGGCTGAGAATATGAAAATTATTCCTGGTGATTATGATGTTGCATTATCAAAGGCAAAGATTGCTCACTTTATAAACAAAAAAGTTAAAGTACAATATTGGATTGCTTTAGAAGCAGATAGTGTATTTTAATATGAGTGAAGTTTATAAATTAGAAGACGGTACTGAATATAAAGCAGACGACTTCTTAAAAGTTGAAACTAGAGAATATCATCAAACTACACACTATCTTAACAGACAAATTGCTATTTCTGACATAATAGATGAGTTTGGTGATTTACCTACCTTTGAAAAAGGCCTATACTTTGATTGGTCCACTTATCAAAACGCTAGTGAAGAAGATAAAGAATTAGCAGATAAGGTACAAACATTTGTTGATGAACACGATTATGACCGAGAGGAAGATTGTTGGACAATGAACAAAGGTGGTTATGATGTTGATACTGAAATTGTAAAAGAATTTACAATGGAAACTAAATAATGAATAAAGTGAGGTTTATATTATGTCAGATTTTTTATGGGTCGAAAAGTATCGGCCACGAAAAATATCCGAATGTATTTTAACTGAAGATTTAAAAAATACATTTTCAAAATTTTTAAATCAAAAAGAAATACCAAATTTACTTCTTTCAGGTACAGCAGGCACAGGTAAGACAACTGTTGCTCGTGCTTTATGTGAAGAATTAAAATGTGATTACATTATCATCAATGGTTCAGACGAAGGCCGTCATATTGATACATTAAGAACAACAATCAAAAACTTTGCGTCTACCGTATCGTTAGACGAATCTACAAATCATAAAGTAGTTATTATAGATGAGGCAGATTATATGAATGCTGATAGTGTTCAACCTGCATTAAGAAACTTTATTGAAACGTTTTATAAGAATTGTAGATTTATATTTACTTGTAACTTTAAAAACAAAATCATACCTGCATTACATAGTCGTTGTACTGTAATTGATTTTCGTATTACAAATGGTCAAAAAGTCAAAACTGCTACTGCATTTTTAGAAAGACTAGGTCAAATACTTAAATCAGAAAACATAGAGTTTGATAAGAAAGTATTGGCTGAACTCATACAAAGACATTATCCAGACTTTAGAAGAACAATCAACGAATTACAAAGATATTCTGTAAGAGGTAAGATTGATAGTGGTATACTTGTTTCATTGTCTGAAATCAATAATAAAGAATTAATCACGTTATTAAAAGAAAAAAGATTTACAGATATGAGAAAATGGGTTATTCAAAACCTTGATAAAGATCCATCGTCATTGTTTAGTAGTATCTATGATATTCTTTATAAACATCTACAACCTCAATCTATACCTGCGGCCGTTTTAACAATTGCCGATTACCAATATAAATCAGCCTTTGTGGCAGACCACGAGATAAATATGGTTGCCTGTTTGACACAAATTATGGCAGAATGTAAATTTAAATAAAAAGAGAGAGTAATGGCAAGAAGAACATTTTTTAGAACTTTGATAGTGAAGTTAAGAATGTGGTATGCAGATATACGAGGACATCACGGTAAACGTTGGGATTACGAACCTGGTGAGTGGTATATGGGTAGACACAATAAGAAGAAGTAATAACAGGCCGCTTTAGCTCAGTTGGTAGAGCAACTGATTTGTAATCAGTAGGTCCGCGGTTCAAGTCCGTGAAGCGGCACCAGAAAGTATATTATGATTGAATATAAATTGAGTGATTATTTGAACGCAATTAACTGGACAAAGGTTAATCTTTTAGATGGTGACGATTTAACTTGGGAAAAGAAATTCCCTCCTTATATAATTAATCGTTGTTTATCGCAACATATTGACAGTATTATGATGGCTAATGAGATGAACCAACGACACAACCTAAGCAAACGTTTACAGTTTCATTTTTTAATAAATAGTATTAGAAAACGAAAACGATTTGGCGGAAAGTGGACGAATGCTTCTAAATCGAAAGAGTTAGAGTATGTAAAAGAATATTATGGTTATAGTAATTCCAAAGCCAAAGAAGCTCTAAACATACTAGATAAAAAACAATTAAACTTTATCAAAGAGAAATTGGATAAAGGTGGGAGAATAAAATGAGTGAAGAAAATTTTAACTGGTCGCCAGATCAGATGTTAGAGGTTCGGTTAAAACAACCAGATGATTTTTTAAAAATTAGAGAAACATTATCCAGAATAGGTGTTGCAAGCCGTAAGGATAAAACGTTATTTCAATCGTGTCATATATTACACAAACAAGGTAAATATTATATCGTACACTTTAAAGAGCTTTTTGCTTTAGATGGCAAAAAAGCAACTCTAGCTGAAAACGATATACAAAGAAGAAATACAATATCAATTTTATTACAAGATTGGAACTTATTAACAATAGTTAAACCAGAAGCAGCTGAAAATAAAGCTCCACTATCACAAATTAAAGTAATTGCTTTTAAAGAAAAAAGTGAATGGAATTTACAAGCAAAATATAATATCGGTAAAAAAACAAGTAAAGAAGAAAACAAAACTGAATAATTAATATTATGATTAGATTATATCGACTCTCAACAGGTGAAGACCTGATCGGAGAACCAATTAAAAGTGAAACGTCAGAAACACATTTAGCAATTAAAAAACCTTTTGTATTAATACCAATGCACGGTCAACCAGGTAGACCAATGCAAATTGGTTTTCATCCTTATGTTCCTTATACAAAAGACGAAATTATTAAAATAAAACAAACAAATATTATTACAGAAACAACACCAGACGACAATATGTTAAACGCTTATAAACAAAATACAAGTCCAATTGTTCAAGCTAAACCTAAAATTATCGTATAGGGTTGACTTTTTAATCTTTTTCTGTTATAATATATTATGAATTTGGCGAGTAGTTTTTACACAAACGTTATTGAGCATAAAGGAAAATTACTTATTCGAGGTGTCAATAACGGCCAATCATATCTAAGTCGTATTAATTATACTCCCACATTATTTGTTCCAACTAAAGAAAAATCAAAACATCATACACTAGACGGCATAGATTTAAAACCTAAAAGATTTGATTCTATTTCAAAAGCAAAACACTTCTTTGACGAATATAAAGATATACCTGAATATAAAATCTATGGTATGAATAGATACAATTATCAATATATTGCTGATGAATATAAAGGCGAAATAAATTGGAACAAAAACTATATTAAAATATTTACTTTAGATTTAGAGTGTGAGTGTGAACACGGATTTCCTGATGCCGATACTGCAAAAGAGCCAATCATTTGTATAACAGTTAAAAATCATAGCAACAAACAAATCATTACTTGGGGTACAGGAGATTTTATATCTAAAAAATCTAACGTAACTTATGTTAAATGTCAAAATGAAAAACATTTATTATTAGAGTTTCTAAAATTCTGGTGTAAAAATCATCCTGATATTGTTACAGGTTGGAATGTTAAATTCTTTGATATACCTTATCTTATGAATAGAATGAGATTTATATTTGACAATGATACAATTAATAAAATGTCACCTTGGAATTATGTCAATGCTGATAGAATACAACTAGGACAAAAAAATCAACAGTACTGGAATATATTAGGAGTATCTGTATTAGATTATTTTGATTTATATAAAAAGTTTACTTATGTTAGACAAGAATCTTATAAACTAAATTACATTGCAAAAGTTGAACTCGGTGAATCTAAATTAGATAATCCATATGAAACATTTAAAGATTTCTATACAAAAGATTATCAACGATTTATAGAATATAATATACAAGACGTAGAACTTGTTGATAGACTAGAGGATAAAATGCGATTGATTGAATTGTGTTTGACAATGGCCTATGACTACAAAGTAAATTATACAGATGTTTACTCCCAAGTTAGATGTTGGGATACTTTAATCTATAATCATTTAAGAGATAAAAATATTGTCATACCTCCAAGAGAAGAAAATGAAAAAGATTCACAATACGAAGGTGCCTATGTAAAAGATCCACAACTTGGTCTACACAATTGGATTGTTTCGTTTGACTTAAACTCTCTTTATCCACATTTAATTATGCAATACAACATAAGTCCTGAAACATTTGTTGGTGTTGAACCTAAGGCAGTTGGTGTAGAAAACTTTTTAGATGAAAGATTAAATCTCAAATGGGCAAAAGATAAGAATGTTACAATCGCACCAAACGGCGCTATGTTTAAAAGAGATAAACAAGGTTTTCTTGCTGAACTAATGGAGAAGATGTACACCGAACGAGTCGTATACAAACAAAAGGCAATAGAAGCTAAAAAAGAATTTCAAAAAACAAAAGATCCAATCTATTCAAATGAAATTGCTCGTTGTCATAATATACAAATGGCCAAAAAGATTGCATTAAACTCAGCTTACGGTGCAATTGGAAATCAGTACTTTAGATACTTTGATGTAAAACAGGCAGAAGCAATTACACTAGGTGGTCAGTTATCTATTCGTTGGATTGAAAGAGATGTTAATGCTTTTATGAATAAGATTTTAAATACAACCAATGTAAATTATGTTGTTGCGTCTGATACAGATTCAATTTATTTAAGACTTGATAAACTTGTTGAAAAAGTTTGTAAAGACAAAACAACAAAACAAATTGTTGATTTTTTAGATAAGGCTGCTGAAGAAAAAATACAAAAAGTAATTGATAAAAGTTTTGAAAATCTTGCCAAGTATGTAAATGCTTATCAACAAAAAATGTTTATGAAACGAGAAGCAATTGCAAACAAAGGTATATGGGTTGCTAAAAAGCGATACATAATGAATGTATTTGATGAGGAAGGTGTCCGATATGATATACCTAAACTAAAAATTATGGGTGTTGAGGCTGTCAAATCATCTACACCTGAAGTTTGTAGAGGTAAGATTAAAGACGCAATAAGAGTTATAATGAATCAAAGTGAAGAAGACTTAATAAAGTTTGTTGCAGATTTTAAAAAAACGTTTAGTACATTATCACCTGAAGAAGTTGCATTTCCTAGGTCTTGTAATAACATTGGCAAATATACTGAGTCATCACAGATATATAAAAAAGGTACACCAATACACGTAAAAGGTTCTTTAATATACAACCATTACATACTTAAAAATAAATTACAAAGAAAATATCCTTTAATTAGAGATGGCGATAAGATTAAATTTTTAATGTTAAAACAACCTAATACGGTTAAAGATACTGTCATATCTTTTTCAACAAAGATACCATATGAATTTGATTTACATAAGTATGTTGATTACGATATGCAATTTGAAAAAACATTTACTGATCCTCTAAAATTTATTTTAGATTCTATTGGTTGGAAATTAGAAAAAGAAGCAAGTTTAGAGGCATTTTTTGGATGACAACCACTTTTATATTATTTTTGATTACAATACATTGGGCATTTATGTTAGGTGCTAATATTGCTATGAGGTCAGAAATAAGTACACCTAAATTTTTAATGATTATGTTTATAATATGGACACTACTAAAAAATATAATGTAATATACGCTGATCCACCTTGGACTTTTAAAACGTATTCTGATAAGGGTAAAGATAGAAGTCCTGAAAATCATTATAACGTAATGAGTTTAAAAGACATATGTAATTTACCTATAAGTAAAATTGCAAATGATAATTCAGTATTGTTAATGTGGGTTGTTGATCCTTTATTAGATAAGGCTTTTGAAGTTATAAATGCTTGGGGATTTAAATATAAGACAGTAGGATTTACTTGGGCAAAAACTAACAAAAAATCTGAAGGTTATTTTACAGGTTTAGGATATTGGACAAGAGGCAATCCTGAAATGTGTTTACTTGCAACAAAAGGTAAACCAAAACGATTAAGTAAAAGTGTGCCTCAATTAGTTGTAGAACAACGTAGAGAACATAGTAGAAAACCAGATATAATGTATAATCACATAGAAAATTTATTAGAAGGACCTTATATAGAGTTATTTGCTCGTACACAACGAAGTGGTTGGGATGTATGGGGAAATGAAGTTGACAAATTTAATTAGATATGATACAATAGATTATGGATTACTTATACAAATACGCAAACGAAACTAAATTACCTATAATGAATCAAACTGTATTTGAGCATTATACAAATACGATAGGTAAAGAACAATTTAGATTAGATTTAGCCGATTACATTGCTAAAGAACGTCCTTTATTCCCTTTAAAACATATTACATTAGAAGAAGTTAGAAATGATTTTTTTGAATTATCTAAATTAGATACAAGTAAATATCTAAAAGTAGATATAGATGTAATGGAAAAGTATGATGACTACAAATACAATTACAAACAATATGGCCTAGGTGTTATAGACGCACCATCTACATTTAATAATATTTCAAATTACTTTCAACAAGCATTAAGATTAAATTGTTCAAGTTATAGTTTTAAAGCACCTATTGATGTATGGACAAATGGTACACCTAAAGACATATGGAAATGTTTAGGCCCTATCTGGCGAGGTATCAATGGTATGAAAAAAGTAACTATTGATAGTAAAGAACAATTAATAGGTGGTGAATTAACTGAAGCAAGTTATATGAGTGCCTTTAGATTAGGTACTTACATTGCAACACAATTTAAACCAAATGTGGCTAGAACTATTTACGATATGACAAATGCAAATACAGTATTAGATACAAGTTGTGGTTGGGGTGATAGACTTGCTGGTTTCTATACAAGTAATGCTAAACAATATACAGGTTGTGATCCAAATCCAAACACTTATGCTAACTATATGGAACAAGTAGCAGAATATGAAGAATTTTTAGGTAATCCTGAACCAACAATATACGAAAGAGTTGATAATGAAGGTAGAAATTATTTTGAGTGTATGGGTAAAAAATACGTAAGAATTTATAGATGTGGTGCAGAAAATTTACCTTGGAATGAAATAAAAGATATTGATTGTGTATTTACAAGTCCGCCTTATTTCTCTACTGAAGAATATAATAAAGGTGGTGAAAGTGAAGAAGACCAATCTTGGTTTAAATTTAATCAATATGAAAAATGGCGTGATGACTTTTATTTACCTGTTTCTAAAAATAGTTTTAAATCATTATCTTCAAAAGGACATATGTTTATAAACATTATGGATCCTAAAGTTAAAAATAACAGATATAGAAGTTGTGATGAATTAGTTGATAGTTTAAAAGAACACTTTGTAGGACAAATAGGAATGAGAATAATGCAAAGACCTAAATCAGATAAGTTGTTTGAAAGTGAAGAAGCTAAACAAGAATTTATGAATAAAACTTATATAGAAAACGTATGGTGTTTTTCAAAAGAAAAACTTGATTACTTTAGACACATTAGAAGGGCTACTTTATTTTGATTGAAATAGCTGATATAAATTTAACAAATCTTTGTAATGCAAGGTGTCCACAATGTCAAAGAACAGACATAAATGGATTAGGTGTTGCAAAAAATTTACCGTTAATAACCTGGTCACTTAACGATTTTATGAATTATTTTCCTAAGAATACTTTAGATGATATAAAAGAATACAGTTTTTGTGGCACTTGGGGAGATTCATTAATGGCAAAAGACATAGAACCTATAACGTATTATATAATGGATAATTCAAACGCAAAAGTAATTATAACTACAAATGGTAGTATTCGTAATGAAGATTTTTATACTAGAATAGGAAATTACTGTGGCGAAAGATTAACAATAGTTATAGACGTAGATGGTATTGATGAAGAAATGCACCAAAAATATAGAAGAGGAACATCTTTAAAAAAATCATTAGCAGCTTTAAAAGCGTTGTCAAAAACAAAAGCAACACCTCTATCTCAAACCATATTATTTAAACACAATGAAAAATTTAAAGATATAATAAAAAAAATAGCAATAAGAAATGGATCTAAAAATCATTTATCATATCCATCAGATAGATTTGATCATTTTTATGGCGATGAATACACGTTTAATTTTATTAACGAAGATGGTAATAAAGAAACATTAGAGAAAGCTATATATGCCAAAAATTATATGTAAATGGAAACAACTAAAAAAGTGTATGATAAATCCCAATGGTCAAGTCTTCCAATGTTGTTATCTAAAAGAAGATTTTCCAACCAATCGTTTTAGAACAGATTGGGCAAACGATCCTGTTATAAGTAAATATGATTTTGAAAAAAACAATTTAAAAAATAATACACTAAAAACTATACTAAACAATGAATGGTTTACAAAGATATTGCCAGATAGTTGGAAGAATCCTGATACAGCACCTATAGCTTGTCAACGTAACTGTAAGGTAGAATAAATAACTATGGTAATGGCAATCTCAAAAGAATCATATAACAACTTAAAAGAGTACTGGGACTATCAAAGATTGATAGAATATAATAAAGAAATATTACGTGAATCATTAAAATCAATGCAAGTGTTTAATGACTTTGGTAAAGTTTCAGTTGAGGATATGTTTGATAACGTATGGAATAAAGTAGAGTCTAACGATTTTGAAAAACCACCTGCAACTTGGATACCAGAAGATACAAAATATAGATTTGAATGGGAAGGTGAACCTAAAACGAATACTAAAACAAGTAAATCAAAAGGTAGACCAGTTATATTGAGAGCTAAGCACTTACACAATGAGGATTATAATATATAAAAAATACAATAATTATATGACATATGATTTTGAATCAAAAGAACTTGACAAAATACTCAAAATATGTTATGATTTAAATATAAAAAGAAAACAAATAAGTATTGTTTTCAATGAACAAGAACAGGATGATTATGAACGACTTTCTAAAGGATATAATTAAAGAAACAGGTAATGAATATGCTTCACTTGTAAGTGAAGGACTTGACGCAGGAGATGTAGATAGTTTTATAGATACAGGCTCTTATACTTTTAATGCGTTACTATCAGGTAGTATCTATGGTGGTTTACCATCAAATAAAATTACAGCAATTGCTGGAGAGGCTGCTACTGGTAAAACATTTTTTGCATTAGGTATTGTAAAAAACTTTTTAGATAAAAACAAAGACGCAGGTGTAATTTACTTTGAATCAGAAAGTGCGTTAACAAAAGATTTAGTTGAAAGTCGTGGCGTTGATAGTAAAAGAATGGTTGTTGTTCCTGTTGCAACCGTACAAGAGTTTAGACACCAATCAATTAAAGTTATTGACAAATACATAGAACAACCTGAAGAAAAAAGAAAACCTTTAATGTTTGTATTAGATAGTTTAGGAATGTTATCTACTACAAAAGAAATGGAAGATACAGCCGAAGGTAAAGAAACAAGAGATATGACAAGAAGTCAAATTGTCAAGGCTGCTTTTAGAGTATTAACTTTAAAATTAGGTAAGGCAAAAGTGCCAATGATTATGACGAACCATACCTATGATGTTATTGGTTCAATGTTTCCTCAAAAAGAAATGGGCGGTGGTAGTGGATTAAAATATGCTGCTTCAAACATTGTTTATCTTTCTAAACGAAAAGAAAAAGACGGAACACAAGTAATAGGAAACATTATACATTGTAAAAATTATAAGTCAAGGTTGACAAAAGAAAATGCTATGATTGATGTAAGATTGACCTATGACAAAGGATTAGATAAGTATTATGGACTACTTGATTTAGCAATTAAACATAATATATTTAAGTCTGTATCAACAAGGGTAGAATTGCCAGACGGAAGTAAACAGTATGCTAAGACTATCAATAATGAACCTGATAAATTCTTTACTAAAGATATTCTCAATCAAATTGACGAAGCTGCCAAAAAAGAATTCCTCTATGGCGCAGAATAGATATGTATTTGCTCAACGTGATGTTGATGACTATAGTTGCATAAAGATTGTAGAAGGTGAATATAAAGATATTATATACACATATGGTCACGTTAAATTTGCATCCGAAGAAAATGAACGAGGAGAATTGCCTTTAAAATTTGATTATGATATTAAAAAAAATCCTAATAATGTAGATACAACAAGTATTGAGTTTAGAAATTATATAGGTGATATATTAATTGAAGTAGTTGAAAAACAATTAGAAAATGGAACAATCAAGTTTGAAAAATAATTATATAAGAACGTATGACAATGTTTTAACTAAACAACAATGTCAACACTTAATTGATAAATTTGAAGACTCAACTGATCAGCAAGTAAAAACATTAAGAGAGAATCATATGTCATTTACAGAAATAAACATTAGTATGTTTGCTGATTGGAAACCTTATTCAGATATAATATTTCCCAAATTTAGAGAGCTTATTGACAAATATGTAAAAGATGTTAAAATAGATGATATAAAACAATGGCCAGAAAGATTTGGTTTTGAACAATTAAGATTTAAAAAATATGAACCAGACGGACAAGATGAATTTAAAACACACGTAGATGTGACGGATTATAATAGTGCTAGAAGATTTTTAGTTTTTTTTATGTATTTAAATGATAACGATGGCGGAGAAACAACTTTTCCTGATTATGACATTAAGATTAAACCAGAACTAGGTAAAGTATTAATGTTTCCTCCATTATGGACATTTAAACACTCAGGAGAAAAACCAATAAATCAACCAAAGTATATTATAGGAAGTTATCTACATTATGTCTGATCAATTTGAAAAAACACTTTTATCCAATCTAATATACAACGAAGATTTTACTCGTAAAGTTATTCCTTTTTTAAAAGAAGATTTTTTTAGAAATAGAGATGAGATAACCTTATTTAATATTATTAATAACTTTGTTGTTAAATATAATAATCTTCCTACAAAAGAAGCCATCTCAATAGAGTTGTCAAACAACAAGACACTTACCGAAGATGAATATAAAAATACAAAATTATTATTAAACAGTTTAACTTATGAAGAAGTTGAACAACAATGGTTGTTAGATACAACTGAAAAGTTTTGTAAAGATCGTGCTGTCTATAATGCTGTACTTAAAGGTATTAAAATTATTGATGGTAAAGATAAACAACATACACCAGAAGCAATACCAAGTATATTATCAGAAGCGCTTGGCGTTTCATTTGATAGACATATAGGACACGATTACTTAAATCAAACCGAAGACCGATTTGAATATTATCATAGAACTGAAGAACGTTTAAAATTTGATTTAAATTATTTCAATCGTATTACAAAAGGTGGTTTACCACCTAAGACTTTAAATGTGGCACTTGCAGGTACAGGTGTTGGTAAATCTTTGTTTATGTGTCATATGGCTTCATCTATTATAAGTCAAGGTAAAAATGTATTGTATATTACTTTAGAGATGGCTGAAGAAAGAATTGCTGAAAGAATTGACGCAAACTTATTAGATGTAACAATAGATGATCTCTATGAAATGCCAAAAGATGTTTACGATAATAAGATTTCTAAATTACAAAACAAAGTAAATGGTCAATTAATTATAAAAGAATATCCAACAGCGTCAGCTCACGCTGGGCATTTCAAATCATTAATTGATGAACTTGCATTAAAGAAATCTTTTAAACCTGATATAGTATTCATTGATTATCTAAACATTTGTTCAAGTGCTAGATTTAAAGGTGGTAATATATCATCATACTTTTACATTAAGGCAATTGCTGAAGAATTAAGAGGTCTTGCTGTAACTTATAATGTGCCTATTGTATCAGCTACACAGACAACAAGAACTGGTTATATGTCAAGTGATGTTGGTTTAGAAGATACATCTGAGTCTTTTGGTCTACCTGCAACTGCTGACTTTATGTTTGCTTTAATATCTAATGAAGAACTTGAAGAACTAAATCAGATTAAAGTTAAACAACTAAAGAATCGTTATAATGATCCTGCTGTCAATCGTGCATTTATAATTGGTGTAGATAGAAGTAGGATGAGATTGTATGATGTAGAACAATCTGCTCAACAGATTGTAGATAGTAACCAAGAGTCAAAAGATAAGATAGAAAAACCATCAGGTCCACAACCAGTAGAGGCCTATGAAAAGTTTTCAGACTTTAAAATATGAAAAAAAAATACAATCATAACCAGGCAAAAAAAAGAAAACCATCAATCTATTACAAAACAGAAATGGTAAAAATTAATAATGAAATACGTTGGCGAGCAGTAGAAATGCCTAGTAAGTTAGTATTAAAAGAATCATTTTTTGAAGAAGATGTAAAAAAAGTTGTAAAATTTCAAAATCAACACAAGACATTTGGTGTGTTTGGTTTCCCACCCTTTTTTGATTGTAGAGGTGAAAAAGAAAAAATATTAGATAAGGGTAAATCTAATTACAATCCTACAACAAGTACACAAAGAACTAGTCGTAAATAACATACATAAATATATGTATGGCCGTTATAAACAACATTACAATATCAGAAGCAGAATTTACTCGTATGCAAGAGTTGGGAACAGCTCACATACTAATGAGAGCATTTAAAGATAATGTTCGTTTTGATAATGTTGAAGCTATCATTAAAGACTCAAAAACAAAAAAAGGTTTAGAAGATATTTTTAAACTTAATAATAAAACTATATTTAAATTTAAATTACCCATAGACAAAAAAACACCTGAAGGTAAATGGTTAACAACCTTTTACTTACAACAACAAAAAATGTTAAAAGAATTTAGTAATGCTAAATTCAAAGTATTTAACCGAGAGGGTGGTTTTATGCAATTTATTACCGATTTAATTAGGGCAAAGTTTAACATACCAAGAAAAGATACTTGGAATCCAGCGGATATTTGGTTGATAAAAGAACCAATGGTATTCAGAAAAAAAATAGAAAAAGAATTAGAAGGACCTAGCGGCACTCAAACAGTAAAAGAACTAAATGCCATTATGAGATCAATGTTTAAAAAAAGAGAAGTTGTAGGCATATCTTTAAAATTAATTTCAGGTCAACAAGCAAGGTATGAAGAAATAAATGTTGATGACAAGTTTTATGAAAAACTTGAACAAAAAACAGGAGAGTATGATTTAAAACTAGGCAAAGTTATTTTAAAGTTAGACCTAGACAAAAACAAATTTAAAACAAAAGATTCAAATATTTTTTTATTTGATTCTAATAATAGAGAAATTGCAAAGTATCAGTTAAAAGGTAACACAACGTCCAGACTTTCAAATTTAGTGTTTGAACCAGTAGAAAAGGCTGCAGGTTCAGCAAGATTAGGTAAAGCACCATTAGAGTTGGTTCAAAAACTTGCTACATTTTATGATAAGACACTTTATAATAATCAAACTAAACAAAATACAAACTATCCTACAAATGAAAAAGAATTTGCAAAAAGAGAAAAAGAATATGTGACAATATTTGAACGATTACTTAAAAACAATTTAGTAAGAGAAATAGGTATTAAAAATAAAAAAGAGTTTGTAGATAATTTTACAAAGGCTTTTAAAGGTCCAGAACCTTGGATTGCAAATGTTAAATTAATGCAAATGTATTTTATAGATAAAGTTTTGCAATTAAAAGCAGATAAAAGAGACGAATTTTTAACAGATTTATTATTTGTATCACAGAAAAAAGGTCGTAAAGTATTTGATTTTGGCCCATTTGGTAAGTTATATTAATTATAAATAGTATCGTAAGTAGTGATTTATTAATGGAATTACGTGAATTTTATGCTTGACAAACGGCATATTTTTTGATATAATGGACATAGTGGGAGACAAATGTACAGTTTTAAACAATATTTGTTTGAGGCAAAAAATACACACCTTGAACATTTAGAAGACGAAATTATCAATAATGGTTACGAAGGTGGCCTTAACGCAGTAGAATTTCTTAAATCTTTAAGAAATATGCTTACTGGTTCATCTCGTAGCAAGGTTAATGTATCCGTTAAATGGGATGGTGCACCAGCTGTATTCTGTGGTATCAATCCAGAAAATAACAAATTTTTTGTTGGATCAAAATCTGTATTCAACGTAACTCCTAAAATCAATTACACACAAGCAGATATAAGACGCAACCACGATGGTGGTCTTGCTGATAAACTATCAATATGTTTAAAAGAATTACCTAAACTTGGTATACGAGGCGTTGTGCAAGGTGACTTATTATTTACTTCAGGTGATATTAAGTCCGTATCTATAAGAGGTGAAAGTGCTATTGCATTTACACCAAATACTATAACATACGCTGTTCCAGAAAATACTGAACTCGCTAACAAAATCAAACGAGCAAAACTCGGCATAATCTTTCATACTACTTACACAGGCCGAAAGATGTCTGATTTAAAAGCAAGTTTTGGCGTCAATGTAAATCGTTTTACAAAGACGCCTTCAGTATTTTTTGATGACGCAAGTTACAAAGACGCTTCTGGAGTTGCAACATTTTCAGCTGCTGAATCTGAACGATATGATTCATTATTAAGAATGGCAATGGGATCAATTTCAAAAGGTAAAAGAATTTTAAATTTACTACAAAAACAAACTAATATGTTATCCGTAGGTGCAAGATTAAAAATATTCTTTAATGATTATGTTAGACAAGGACAAGAAATTTCAAATGTTAAAAGACTACAAAATGATTTTAGAAAGTATTATGCTTCTGTATTAGATGATGAAATGTCAAGCAAGAAAACAGAAGCTGCAAAAAGAAAATATGAAACAATAAGAGATGATGGTTTAAGATTTATTGACTCATATTCAGATGAAATTTATTTTGCAATTGCAAGTTATGTAACTTTACAAACGGTTAAGAACTATCTTGTAAGTAAAATGAATCAGATCAAATCAATAGGAACTTTCTTACAAAAAGATAATGGGTTTGAAGTAACAAATCCTGAAGGTTATGTTGCTGTAGATAGAATGGGCAACGCAGTAAAATTAGTAGATAGACTAGAGTTTAGTACCGCAAACTTTACTTTAGCAAAAAATTGGATTAAAGGATAATGGCAACAGGATATTTAACAGAACAAAATATTAACATAGCAAGAGGTCTTATAAAAGGCACTAGTGTTATTCATAAATTTGGTAGAAATCCAAATGTAGGTGGTATTCCAGAAACAATATGGGAACAAGGCGGAGTTTACACTTACTTGACAGTTGCCTCAACAGTTTATGTATCAGGTGCTGACGCACAGGATAGTGCTGCTGGAACAGGTGCTCGTACAGTTACAGTCCAAGGATTAGACGCCAATTATAATGCAATTGAAGAAACACTTACAGTAGATGGTGCAGTTTCAACTAAATCATTTTTAAGAATTTTTAGAGCCTTTGTTGCTTCAGCAGGTTCATTACAAACTAATAAAGGTGATGTGTTGGTATCAACAGGTTCTAGTGGTGGCGGTACAGTATTGGCAAAAATTGCAACAATTGGAACAGGTACAGTATATGGTCAAGGACAAACAAATTTGGCACTCTATACAATACCTGCTGGCAAAACAGGTTATTTAACAAATTGGAATATAGGAGTAGGTAATTATAATGACGCCGTAACTGCTAGCTTATATACGAGAGAATTCGGTAATGGTTTAATTTTTAGAACAAGAGATGTTATGGACGTTCCAGGTGGACTTCATAAAAGAATATATCAAGTACCGTTTGCTTTATCTGAAAAAACAGATATTGAAATTAGAGCAATTGCTTCATCAGGTACAAATATGTCATCAACATTTGATATTATATTGTATGATACTCCAAGAACAATGCAGGTTTAATAGATGAAAACTTTTTTAGATTTTATAACAGAAGCTGAAATGAAAAGAATTATAATGATAGGTGGACCTGGTTCAGGTAAATCAACCTATTCAGAAATTATTACAAAGAAGTTAGGTATACCTCATATCTATACAGGTGATATGATGAGAAAACTGGCACAACAAGATACACCAGATGGTCGTAAAGTAAAAGAATTGTTATCTAAAGGAGAGTTTGCACCATTAGATATTGTAATTAAAGCAGTTAAAGAAAGAGTTTCACAATCAGACGCAAAAAATGGATATGTGTTTGATGGTTTTCCTCGTAACGTTATTCAAGCAAATAAAATGAAAGAAGAAGGTATTGGTTACGATTATGTAATTAATCTACAAGTATCTGAGGAAGAAGTTATAAAAAGATTAACAGCAAGAGGAAGAGCAGATGATAAACCAGAAATTATTAAAAATAGAATTAAAGTATATCATAGAGAAACTGCTCCTTTATTAGATTACTTTAAAAAAGAAATTATAAACATAAAAGCAGAAGGTGGTACACCTGAAAGTATTGCTAACGAAATTATTAAAAAGGTAGAAAATGAAAGTAAATAGTTTCATACAACAATTATCTGAAGGCGTTTACGATCCAGGAATCTTTAAAGCATTCTTTTTAGCAGGTGGTCCTGGTTCTGGTAAATCTTTCGTTAGTCAATCAGTTTTTGCAGGTACTGGATTAAAGATTGTAAATTCAGACAGACAATTTGAAAATGGATTAAAAAAGGCTAATTTATCTTTATCAATGCCAGACGAAGAAACTTATTTTAGAGACCTAATAAGAAAAAGAGCAAAACAAAGTGTTATAACTCAATTAGACTCTTATATTCAAGGAAGATTAGGACTTGTAATTGACGCTACAGGTAGAGATTATGATATGATTGCCAGACATCATAACATATTACAAAATATGGGATACGATTGTTATATGGTTTTTGTAAACACAACATTAGAAGTTGCCTTGGCAAGAAATGCTAGACGTGAAAGAACCATACCAGAATACATTACAAAAAATAGTTGGGAAGGTGTGCAAAGTAATATAGGTAAATTTCAAAGACTATTTGGTATGAATAATTTTATAGTTGTGGACAATAACAAATCAGATTTAGAATTAGTTACGTTAACTATGAATAGAATAGGTAAGATTGTCAATAAATATATTAAAGCGCCTATTACTAATTATATTGCTAAACAATGGATGAAAAAAGAGCTAGAGGCACGTAAAAGATGAGATTTAAAGATTTTATAAAAGAATCTATCATAGACATACCTAGAAAAACGTATGCAATACCT